GACCGGGGGGATGGGGGGAGAAGCGTCCGGCATCTTTGCACCGAGACGCTCCTCGTTATTTCGAACTGACATTATTCCTCCTAATTAGAATATTACTATATTATACGGGATCAAAGATTGTTCTTCCGCGTGCGCCAGTAGCGGGACCGGTTGTCGGAGAACCAACATACGGACTAAGATCCGGATTTGAAGTACCATTTTCGGCACCATAAAGAGGCATGGAGACAAAGTCATATCTAATCTCCATCGTAAGATCAATTAGGTTGTCACCTTCATAATCCAAGTCACCAAATTTAGCACTAGTCAACCATGCATTAATAAATGTAAATTGATCGATCGGTTGGCCTTCGGCACCCAGCTGGGTTATCGTGACATTCCCAAGAGCACTTGTGGCATTCTTCTTGGAAATTGTTTGCGTTACATTAGCGGTGTTGGGAATACTATATCCCGAACCTTCCAAAATTGCCATCATAATTGCACTAGCGTCCGGACTAACAGGATCTACAAGAGTAATAGAAGACTTCTCGTATTCAACTCTCCCGGGATAGTAAAAAGTATGATTCAAGTAATTATGTTTCGCTTCGTTAATCGTGAAGCTGGGCTTATTCACCTTCTTAATAATCCACTGTGGAATTCCACCAATGTTCATAAGCCATCGGTATTGTCTTTTAGGTGATGTTGTTGGGCTGTACCAAAATGCCATTTAAATTTCCTCCGTATCGTAATTAGTTCCCACTATGAAAAATCAATGATTTTTAATCTGCAAATCCCGCTCCAGTGTTGGTGATTACGAAATCAAGTGCGATGAACTCAATTGCCCTAGTCGGCTTCAAGAAAATCTTCGCATACATGACATTCCGATCAACCAAATCCGGAGTGGTTGTGGTTTCGTCCAAGACAACTCTGTAGTCGTCCAGGCCGAATCGCGACTCTACATCTCTAAGGAAAGGCAGAGCCAAACTTAAGAATCGATTCCAAGTTGTTTGAACATTTTGGTCAAAAAGAACCTGAGTAGCAAATCTCGAAATCTGTTTCTTAACATACAACATTAAACGACGAACATTGATTCGATCAAGCGCTGAAGGCGTGACCTGTAAAGTTTTCTGTCCGAAGATTACAATACCCTCTGAAGGGAATGTTGCAATAGGATTAATATTAGCAGAGTAGAGTCTATCTCTATCAGAAGCAGTCAATCTATCTGCTACATTAACAACTGGAAGCCCAGCAGCACCATCTGTCAAACCACCTCTTCTGAAGCCAGCTGGAGCAAACCAGAGTTCGCTACTTCTTTCTGAACTAGCGAATGTGCCAAGAGCAGCAATGGAAGGGGGAACCCAAACATAAGTGCCCTGTTGGGGATCTCTAATTTGAACCCATGGATAATAAGCGCAACCATAACTAGAGTTAATCGCTCTTGCTTCTAGAGAATTGACAACACCATCAACCGTTCCTTTTCTATCTTCTGCAGAATTGGCGTTTTCAGTATTCGGAGTATAGTCATTTTCCAAATCAATAATTGCCAGAGCATCACCGCGATCCTCGCAGACACTCAACATATGGTTGGTTACGCCGGTATCTTTAATACCCGGTGCAAGCATCAAGTTAAATTCTGCAACTTCGGGATCGGCAATTGCATCAATCGCCCTCTTAACAGAATAGAAAGCATAATTGTTCAACTCTCTCGGAGAAACTCCAGAGTTTGTACCAATTGCAGCATTGCTAAAAGGCTCTTTCTGTTTAATATCTAAGCCGTCAAATCCACCATGCAAATCAACAGTGAATCTATCCAAGCCTTTCTTCAGCAATACGTCATACTCACTTGCAGCTGCTCCAGTTGGTAAATCGTCTCCAGTTGCAGTCCCTCTGAAGGAGGTACCGTCTTGACGTGAACCAGAGCGGTGGAAATAGGAACCAGAATAGGATCCTGCAGTGCCAACAGCGACAATATCATCTAGTGTGAAGTAGTAAGAAACCTCTACTCCTGTTCCAGACTGTTCGCCATCTGAATCTGGGACAACGCCTCCCAACGAACGTACCAGATCGACATAACTGGGGTCGAATGCATTGCTATCTGATCTTGCAGCCGTCACACCCCAATAACATTCTTTCAAGCTGGGTACCTCTCCATCAGAGGAAGACAACCTGAGAAGAGGCGCAGGCATCTTAAACCTAGCGGAGTGCCCCTCAGTAATGCCTGTGAGCGCGGCATCGGCATTGCCGTCAGTATCGGTTACATGGAGACCAGACGGGAAACCATAAGCTCCAGTGATAAAGGTGCTGACTGAATCTCCGTGAGTCTCGTAGTCTTTAAAAGATCCAGAAGCGTTTGAACCACTCAGCTGGAAACCAACAAACCTAGGCGCTCCGACAAATCCAAAAGGAAGCAGCGCAGCATTTCCACCGCCAGAATCAATATCATCATTCATTTTAACACGAATGTATTTTGAAAGATTGGGGTAAGTTCCATAATACCTATATGATCGTTTCGTATCATCCCAGGTCGAAAAAGTATCACCAATCTTAGCGGCAATATAATTTGGAGAATTGGGGTTTAAATTACAATTCACAAACCTTTCAACAATCCTAGGAGCAGTATCGTTGTCGGACGATAAACGAACAACAACAGTGAATGTTCCGTAAGGATCACTGACATTGGTAGATTTCCTAATGTCTTGAATTGAAACTTTAAATTTTTTCGAATCGGACTCACCATTTACGAGACCAATAAACTTAAAGAGCTTTTGCTGATCATTTGGATCATAGCTACCGGTGCCTGAATTGTTGCCCAGATCTTGTGCAAAAACCCACCCAGAACGGGCGGGAACAGAACCATAGCGATGGTTAGCTGAAAATCCAGTTGTAGTGTTACCCAAAGGAAAAATGAAACCTAGCTGATTACCAGCACCGGTCGAAGTGACATATCTATCAACCATTTGTTCATAAGTTTCACCGAGCCAGTATGTCTGAGTGTTGGTTGTGATATCACTATTGGTTAAAGTGGGATTTGTATTTAAAACATTTCTAATGTAATTTGAAGAAGTATCATCAAAATTAACAGTAAATTTCTCTGAAGTCCCACCGGAACCAGTGATCACTACAACAAACTGACTTGCAGCGTTTTCAGATTTAATGGGAGCCGCACCAACAGATCTTCGAGTGGTTCCACCATTAAGCGTACCTGAGAGTTGTACTGCGCTACCAGAATTAGTATAAATAACAGCAGCTAACACACCCGGGTTGATGGCATGGCCAGTGACAGTTGCAGCAGAGAGACTATCAGAATCAATAATAAAAAGCCCGTAAGCACCGCCGGCACCCAAGTGGCCGTTAGCGCCGGCCTGGGAGTCACCAATCATGGTTGTTTGCCAGCCAGCTTTACCGTTTGAAGTTTTATTGGTATGCTCCATACCCAATAAACGCACCACAGTGCAAGCATTGTTATTTCTCAACCAAGCTTGTGCAGCGTATGAAGCATAAGTTGGTGCAGTATAGTTTCCGTTTCTATAAACATCGGTGGCTGCTCCACCAGCGATTGGGTTCCCGAAAATTTCAACAAATTCAGAAAAAGAACTAACCTTTACAGGCCGCATAGCCGGCCCACGTTCTGTTCTTCCGATAACGACGGCTCCGATGTCGCCAGGGGACCGTACTATTTGTGAATTATCAATCTCGTTGATATAGACTCCAGGTGATACAAAATTAAACTTTCTTTCTGACATTTGGTAATATCTCCTTTATAATCAAAAATGATTTCTTTAATAAATAGTGTTATAGAATCTCAAAAGAAATTTCAACGTTTATAAAAACCTCTTTTGTCTATGTGGTCTGGAATATCTCCATACACCACTTTTTCTCTAGGCATCTTGACTTCCACAGCGTTCTCTCTAATAACAACTTTTGGCTGCTCAGAGTTGCCTGCTTCACCCATTATATAGCCTAAAACTTTAATATCTATTTTTGTCTCATATTTTCTATATTCTGTCTCCATAGAAGACACGTTGTTTTCTAAGCCAATATCCCCTTGGATAAACGATTCAAAGCTGTGACCGTCATGCTTTATAATAAAATAGTTGATCCCATCAGTCGTGGTCATAAATGGTGTCACCAAATCGTTCATTTGTTGTTGATATTCTGTCCTTATCATAATCGAATAAGTTATATCTAGATATACCGGAATCGGCATAGTTATTGTTTCATAAACAATTTTTTCATTCTTCAGTCGACGTCCAAAAGAGTCACGACGTGGGGAATTGACCTGCTTGTCACCAACAACGCCACCCGCCAATCTTCGCGAGTCCGCATTAACGAAATTTGCCGTTTTGTCTTGTTGAATCCTTCTTGCAACAACTATTGACCCACCTTTTTCATCATTAATTCGTGGAATATTCGCATACACCGATCCCTTTTTAGACAAGTCCTTTACCACATTAGTCCTGTCAATGACAATTCTAGGAAGTATTAACGCACCGTCGCGATCTCTTAATTTATAATCCTCCCTGGATTGCACAGCCCTTTCGGCCGTAGCCCAAATTATCGGTGCCTTTTTCCACCCCTCGTTGGTTGTAGTAAAAAGGTTCAAGTCTTCGTTAAGCCAATTATATATTGCATAATCAACAGTTTCCAAAGTTGAAGGTAAATATGGTATTTCTTTCAGTGTATTATCTGCCATCGAAAAGTCCCTTACGTGCTCTAATACATTTAGCTGATATTTCCATTTTGTGGTCTACTTGGCCAAATATCTCTTTTGTCTCATTCAAAGTTACAATCTCATAATAGTAAGAACCATAAAGAACAAAGTCTCCCTCTCTTACAAACAAATCTTGATCCTCAGTTAGTCTTCTTTTGTGAAAATGAACTGTGATACTGGAGCGCTTGTCAATTCCGGCGCTAGTGTTAGTCGTCTCCTGCCCTTCCCAATCAACCAAAGCATAAACCCTAACAGGTGGTAAAAAAGTCTTTTCTATTGCCTCGCCATAAAGGGAGTGGAAGTTTGTATGATCTAAACTTATTGGATAATACAATACCTGTTGGCCAATGACTCGTTCGATTAACTCATCATTGACTTGTTTTACAAGATTCCTCTCCTTTTCTCCCAAAAATAAGGGAGGGGGAGGAGTTGCAGGTTGAGACCATTTGTTATCAGCCATTGCTTATCACCCCACAAATATGCCACCGGGAATTGTCGAGTTTGTCTTATTGACGTTTTCTGTTATTGTAGCCTCTTGTTCAGCAAGCTTGTGATAAACCATCTCATCGAGAATGGTTTTCAGTTCTTCCCTTAGTTTCTCCTGCTCTTCTTTACCTTGACCAAGAAGTGCATCAGCGTTTAATGTCACAGATTCACCTGGTATTGGTATAGCACCAAACTTACCTCGAACTTGTCCTAATATTTCTTTTGTTAAGGCAAGAGCAAATCTACGAATCCATTGCCTCCCAATCGAATTAATATTCTTAAAAGGGAGATTCTCAAACGGGAGTGTGTTTAAATTGTTAATCCCATCGGTGCTGTCTTTAAAATCAGAACTTGCTGTCCATGGGTCTTCATCAACTGTAAATTCAACCCACATTTTATCCGGATGAGATATGGTTACGTCTGGGAATATTCTTAACATGTTATTCTTTATTTCGTAAGAATAATGTGACACCCTAGTATACAAGCTGTCTTCAAATGCCATGGCTTGTGACTTGTTTTGCCAGGCCGGGACCAATTCGTAATTTGAATCATCGGCAAATTGACCATACTGGTGCAAATTCCCAACAGTATTAAGCCCCCCATAATATCCATAAAAACGCCACATAGCGTGTGGGGTCTTATAAAATACTTTTCTAATTGTAACTCTCTTGTCTCCGACTTTATTATAATAACGATATGTACTATTGTCGCTATCAGCAGCCGAAGAGGAGATTATGGACTGTAAGTTATAATCCTGTTGACCTACGGCTGTATCAAAAGAAGCTGAATAGATCGCTTGTTGGCCACCTATGCCAGACTCTGTGGAGGTGGCATCACCAACTCTTTTAGCATATCCAAATTGAAATCTGGGAAACTTAAGAGCTATGTTGCTACCCGAAAGGCTGTCGCTACTTAACAATTGACCCTGATGATCAAAAGAGCCGGTTGTCCTACCAAGCAAGGTGTCTAAAACGCTCTTTGCCTGGTGAGTATTAACAAGATAAGAATACTCTAATACCGCCTCCTCATAAGCAGCGTATATATTTTGAGCTTTTAATTCAATGTCTAAAACATCACCACCGAGTTTTCGATATGTGTAAGAGACTTGCTCTACTGCGCCTGATACAAAATAAGAATCATACAAATCTCCACCATTTGCGTAATAACCAAATGGTAGATTTGCCAAAGTTACATCGCCAGCCGTTCCTGTAGGTGGCAACCTAACAGTGCTAGTCTGACTTGAGGGTGTTAAAACAGGGACCGCCATTAAATTATATCTCCTCGGATATAATTAGTTGTTGGCGGGGTAAAACTACTTATCTTTCTTTACTGTAGTTCTTTTAGTTCGCTTTGTGGTTGGCTTTTTAGTGGTCTTTCGCTTCGTAGTGGTTTTACGTTTGGTAGTCGTTTTCTTTGTAACCTTTGGGGCAGGCTTTTCCACCACTGGTTCTGGTTTTACAAATTCCTCGATAACTTCTTGTCTTGTTTCAGACTTGAAAAACGCGGCCAACTTTTTTCCAAACTTGTTTCCAAACTTTTGAGGAAACTTCATTGCTCTTCTTTTCTTTCCCATAATACCTCCTGGGTTATATAATAAGTAGTTTTAATTTTAGAAATGAAATCTCAAAAATTTACTGGGGGGAAATTTGGCAGATCGGGTTTTTGAAGTTAAAAAGGGAAAAATGCAGAAGGAGGGGGTTCGGAAAGAACACTTCTCACCTCCAATAGTTGCTCCACAAGTTGTTCTAGCACTTCACCCATTGTTGCTGCATTCTGTTCAAGTTGTTCTATCCTTTCTTCGGCGTCAGAAAGGCGTTTTAAAAGATTGCTTTTTTCGTCGGACATATATTAAATAGTCTAAAAAAGAAAAACCCCACCTCTCGGAAGAAGTGGGGTTTAAGCTTTCAATACGATTAGTATTATCTAGTTACTTGGAACAGGATTAGACACGCCAGATACCGTAGTCAGCTGACCAGTTATAATCCAGTTCGTTCCATTCGAAATAACCTTGACATAGCTATTGCCGAATGTTTTGCTCACGCCGGCGTTGAAGGTTATTGTTCCGTGGGCAACCTCTAAAACAGTTTGACTGGCAGCTTCATGATCCGCTGCGCCACCTTGTGTAACAGAACCAACGAAATTCGCTCCAGAAGCGCTCGCTGTCGTGAGGATAACATCTGCATCATTGTGGACGGGATCAGCAATGATCGCAATCTCATACCACACACCAGCAGGAGCGTCAGCTATAGCTGGCATCGTCACTGTAATCGTAGTTGCAGTATTCGTCGACGGATCCGCAGTGATCAATGCTCCGCTTTCTGTAGCTAATAACGCTCTTGAAGTGGTTGATGCATTGGTAAGTGCAATAACTTCACATCTGTTCCCCTTAAGAACCGTACCCTCGCCGAAAGCAACCTCTCTCTTTAAATTTTCGACTAATGCCTCTACTCTCGCTAAACCTACTCTTCTTGCCATAATAATTTGCCTCCCTTGATACCTCCTGGGTTGTATTATAAATAGCTTAAAAAAGAAAAACCCCACCTTTTATAAGGTGGGGTTTAGATTTAGGAGCCGTTATTATTACTGGTCAGCAAAAGTGACGCCAGTGTCAGTTGCCGAAACAAGATGTCCCGTAAGGAACCAATTGGTACCATCGCAATAACACTCAACCCGTGTGCCTGACTGCGGAGTAAGAAGGTTAACTCTAGAGTTAGAATTATTGTCGGAGTAGACCAGGGCCATGTCGTCGCCGCCGTTGTCTGGATCGCTCTGGGCAACACCGCCGATAAAGAAGTTCGTATCTGACCCAGTATTTACCTGAAAGTCTTGTGCATCAGCTGCACCACCAACATAAACGAATCTATAAAAAAGACCATCTGCAGCAGTGGGCAGCGTGAAAATGGAATCCGCTGCAAGTCCGGCAGCCAACGGTCCAACAATCACTGTTCTACCACTTTGTGCTGCTGTAAGACTAGCCGTTGCAGTGCCCTTGGTGAACCCCGTGTAGGCGGCATCCTTAATAGTAGTGTTAGCGAGGTTAAGCTCTCTGTCAACCTGCTCAAGCAAAGCCTCTAATCGATTTAATCCTAATTTACCTGCCATTGTTTAATATCTCCTTTTTATCAATGATCAAATTAGAGGCTTTTACCTCTTTGTTTCATTATAAATAGTATGCACTTTTGGATTATGCCTCAAGAAACAAAAAAACCCGCCCCCAAAAAGGGGCGGGCCTCTTGTTAGTCGTTAGCTAATCGATCAAGTCGATGAGCCGGCCTCACCAAGGATTCCGCGACAAATGACCACACCGTACATGTCCGGTCGGACCATCTTCTTAGCGTAACGAGTCATCACGCCCTTGCGGGGCACGAAGTCCTCGGTACCGAAGATCGTCGGGGTGACCTGGAGGGGTACATACGGAGCGTACACATAACCACTCTCAAGGAAGGAACCGCCATTGCGGCCAACGAGAACCAGGCTACGCGGGAAGTAGGGGTCAACATAGACATCCCACTTCTTGCTCAAAGCACCAACCTTAAGAGCACCGACAGTGCCGCGATCATCATCAGCAGTCACACTAGCTCGGAAGCCAGCAGTGAACTCAAGGATGTTCGCAACTTCAGGGGAAGTGACGATAAAAGTCGCTCCACCACGAAGTGTCTTACGGTGGATTTGAGCCGACACATCGTTGATTGTCTCAACGAGAGTCTCATACCACTCACTAACCGTACCGGTAAAGTCCGGAGCAGCCGAAGCCGATCCAAGCTCTGCGCCAGTCTCTCGATTGACAAACAGACCAGGCGAACGCGACCAGTAATAGGTAGCAGCCGTGGCGTTGTTAAGAAGATCTCCAAGGATCTCACGGTCAATTTCAAGACCAATTTGCTCAGAGAGAATACCCGTAAGCTCAACCTCGGCATCAAGGTTGTGATAAGCATTGAGATCCTGACCAAGCTCAGGCGACCATTTCGCTTTCAGCTTCTTGGTTTGCGCCGTGACGCTTACCGAGTCGACTTTGATATCAATCTCAGGGATTTCAATCTTGCCGGTCGTGCTACCAGAGTTTCCAGTAGCGCCCGAAGGCTCTTCAAGGGGCCAGTTATCCGATCCCACAACGCTTCCAACAGCGGCACCTGCGCCAAAGTTATCTACTAGTGGGAAATCAAGCTTACATGCAACTTCGAGGTCGGCAGCTGCAAGGTTCGTCGAACCATGAATGGTAAAACGAAGAAGACTTGCATCAGATGCACAAGCAGCAATCTGCTTATTACCTGTTACGTCAGAACGTTGAACCCACTTGGTCAAACGACGAATAACAAGACCAGCCTCATTACCGCCAGCACCAAAGGCGCGGGGAGCGGTACCAGTTTCAGGAGCGTCTGGACGTAAGTCGAAAGCCATCAGATTATAAGAATCCATGGTTTTAAGCTCGGCATCAGTAATCGTGACGTCTACCTGTGCAACCACGTCCGTGGTATCCGAAACACCCAAAAGATCGGGGTCGAAATCAATCTGTCGCTTCTCAGCTTCAGTGTTAATTGCCGAAATCGCCACTGCATTGGCAGGAGACAAGTCAGCAGTATGAACAGTACCAGCAATAGCTGCAGCTGGAGCAATTTCTCCAGTAGCAATCGCAAGGTTACCCGTTGCTGCGCTGTATCCAGTTCGAAGGTTGTAAAAACCCGACTCACCTTTGTCACGCTTCAAGTCATCAGCGGACGAATGATCAGTGGGTGCATCACCATGAGAAAGGCTAACACCGCCGGTGATTTCGGAGCCAACAGCGCCTCCACCATAAACCGACTGACCAGTACGATCAGTGCCGATAGATCCACCCTCGAATGTAAAGTCAAGGAAGAAAATCAGACCAGAAGGCAAGCTCATGGGCTGAACACTAATCAAATCATTTGCAATAAGTCCACCGAATACACGACGGACGATTGGGAATGCGACGGCAGCAAAGCCCTCAACATCACCAGCGGCCATAGAAGAAGCCTCTTTAAGAAGCTGCTTGGCCTGGTTTTCGAGAAGACGGGCCATGCCGTTTCTCTTGGAATCACTCTCGATACCCTCAAGAAGTCCAGTTGCCTCCCACTTGTTAAGAAGAGCGGCACCTTCCTTCTGAAGGTCTCTGTCGACAATTCCTTCAGTTAATTTTTCTAAAACACTCATTTTTCTAAATTCTCCTTTTATTTAATTCCTGCGAGCCGTTGCATACGACTCTTAGCACTATCCGGCACGTCTGACTTTGGCTGCTTGTTGCGGCGACTAGCCAGCAAGGATGAGTTTCTCTTCTCTACTGCTTCACTCAGTGATTTCGGCCCTCGCCGTTTACTTGGCGCGGTACCCACTGCGTTTTGAAGAGCTTCAAAAATTACTTTAGCCTCTTCTGCCGAACTTACGTTGGAAATAGCATCGACAACTCTTGACTTCTGCCGCTCATTCAGGGAGACGCTATTCAAAACCTTATTCGTATATAATAATCTTGCATTTGCGAGAGACATTTTGTCAAAATTCTCTTTAAGAGTTTCGACAATCTCATTATATTTGTGCTCTCGTTGTTTAAATACTTTAATTGACTCTTGAAGTTGAAGAATTTGTCCTTCAAGCTTCTTGTTTTCTTGTGTTAAAACATCGATGTCGTGTTCTTGTGCAAGGACAGCTTTGTGCTTGTCCTCTTCGAATTCTCTTTCTGCAACAGGTCTGCCGGCCCAACTAGCACCAACAGGAGCCATGTCGACAACAACCTTCTCAAGGAGTTCCTTTAATTCTTCTTCTGAAAGATCAAACTCTTCATCATCTTCTTCTAGAAGTTCAAGCACTTCATCTTCTTTACCTTCTGCAAGGGCCATACCTAATTCTTCATGAGGCATCGGCTCACCCATCTCTTCAGCTTCCATCGCTGCAATTTCGTCCTTAATTGCTGTTAAATCAAGCTCTACCTCTTCCCCGTCTTCGGGGCAAGGACACATGTCCGGCTCGCCATCAAGGGCCGCCATAGGAGCATCCGGTTGCATCGGCATTTCACCACCTTCTTCTGGAGGTCCCTCTACCGGTTGGGGTCCGACTGGTTCCATCGGCATCAACTGATCATCTACTGGGTCCTGCTCTAGAAGCTTTTCAACAGCCTCTTTAATATCGTCAGAGTATTTCTCAACTAAGGTTTCCTCTGCGTTTCTGATAGCTGCCTCTCTTAAAGATTTAGCATCCACAATTGCTTGTTCTAGCATCGATGACATATATAACTCCTCTTCATAGTATTAGTGATAAGATATCCACAAATAAATAGTATTTAGTTTTCGAAAAAGACCCAGTTAGGATCTTTTGGTTCATCAAGTCATTCCGAAATATTCTATAATAACTGTAAGGACGCCCGAAGATGCGCTGGTTGTGCCGTTTCCTGTGCCTGCATTGCAAACATAGACAAATTTGTCAGCATCGACTGAAAGAATTCCTTCGCTCAAGAAGACCTCTTTTCCTTCTTTAAGGTTGATGTCTTCCTTTGTATCTCCACCAGGATTATCGGTGCTATAAGCATCTTCTGCATCAGCGCCCATACCTGCACC